AGTTCAAGATTATTTAAGTGCTGCAAAAGGCGGTAATGTAATTACAGTAACACGTTTATTGTATGAAGATGGGTATAAATTAACTAATGGTGCTTTAGCAGTAATTGCAAAGTCGGGATCAACACAAGTTGTAACACATGTATTACATCCAACTAATCCAGTAACATATAATGCAGCAACAAATCTATTTGATAAGTCGATTTTAACCGATGGTGGTTCTGGATCATTCGCACTTAGAATTTCAGGTTCGTATTTAACTGATACAACAGTACCAGGATTTAGTGCATTTCTAGTAGGGTCGGGTTCAGCAGTATCTGGGTCAATTGTTCAAACAAGCAATAGATATTTAAGCAAAGTATTTGGAACATCTCCAAAATCATTAGACTATCCAGTATATGTTCAATATGAAAATTACAATGCATCTTCAGTATTTGCAAACATTGGTCAAGTAACAACTGAATTAGCAATATTATCAAATTATGAATTTTTGCAAGATTATAACACCGCTGAAACGCCGTGGGTTACAACGCAAAAAATTGGAAGTCTTGTTAAAAACTTGTTTAAGTTCTATACATTGTCTCACGGTACATCAGTTAACTACAATGTTAAAATAGGTATCCGTGATATTAGATTAGCAACTGAAAATTCAGATCCAAATGGATATGGAACATTTACGGTTGAAGTACGTACTGTGAATTCTACATCACCATCACCAGGACTTCCAGGATCGCCATATACATCTAATGATACTGATTCAACTCCATCAATTGTTGAAACATTCCAAAATGTTAATTTAGATCCAAAATCACCTCGTTATATTGCTAGAGTAATTGGAACGCGTTATCAAACAGTTGACGCAAATAACAATTTGTTGATTAATGGTGATTATCCAAATAATTCAAAATATGTTCGTGTAGAAGTTGAAGCAGCAGTAGAAACTGGTGCAAATGATAAAACTTTAGTTCCTTTTGGATTCCGAGCTCCAAGTTCACCAATTCCAATGGCGTCTGGATCTTTGAATTTAACAGCAGCATCATATAAAACATCGCAAGTTAACTCAGGTATTTTCAATTCAAATAATTATTTCGGATTTGATTATACAACACAAAACAATATCAATTACTTAGCACCAACTCCAACATCAGGATCAACAACAGGTAGCAATGCTGATTTTTATTTAGGTAATATGAGTCAAGATGCACAAGCTGGATTTCCGTCATTAACATCTCCATATTCAGGGTCAATTGAAACTGCATTAACAGCAGGAACACTTACTGCGAATGTTGCAACATCAACACGTAAGTTTATGGTGCCAATGCAAGGTGGCTTTGATGGTGCTCGCCCAAATTTACCTAAATATTCTGGAGTGAATATTACTGCAACAAATACATTTGGATTTGATTGTTCAACAGCAACTTCAACAGGTACATTAGCATATAATAAAGCATTTGGTCTTTTATCAAATACTGATTATTATGATATGAACTTGCTTGTTATCCCAGGTATTATTGACAGTTTGCATTCATCAGTAACAAGTGCAGCTCGTACATTGTGTGAAAATCGTCAAGACACATTCTATGTAATGGATACCAATGCATTAACGGATTCAATTCAAACCGTTGTTAATCAAATAACAACGTTGGATAGCAATTATACAGCAGCATATTGGCCATGGCTTCGAATTGTTGGTGCAAACAATGTTCCAACTTGGGTACCACCTTCAGTATTACTTCCAGGAGTATTAGCATTCACTGATAGTACACAAGCTCCATGGTATGCACCAGCTGGTTTAAATCGTGGATTGATTACTGCAAGTGATACTTATAAGAAATTGTCTCAATCAGATCGTGATACATTGTATAATGCTCGTATCAATCCTATTGCCAACTTTTTAACAGATGGTATTGTGGTATTTGGTCAAAAGACATTACAGGCTCGACCAAGTGCATTAGATCGCGTTAATGTTCGTCGTTTGTTGATTGCGGTTAAGAAATTTATTGCATCATCAACTCGTTATTTGATATTTGAACAAAATACAAATACAACTCGAAGCAGATTCTTAAGCATTGTCAATCCATATATGGAAGATGTACGTGCAAATCAAGGTTTATATGCATTCCGTGTTGTTATGGATCAAACAAATAACACACCGGATTTAATTGATCAAAATATTTTATATGGTCAAATATTCCTTCAGCCAACAAGAACGGCAGAGTTTATTATTCTAGATTTTAATATTCAACCGACAGGTGCAGCATTTGGCAATCCTAACGCATAATATTAAATAAAAAAGTACAAAAGGCAGGGTTCGCTCTGCCTTTTTTTACATTCATGATATTTATATTAAAATAGGAAACAAAATGGCATTAATAGATCAAGCAAATCCAAATTTAGCGATTGTTGAGGGAGTTGATATATTCGATAAAGCGTTTTCATGGGAACCGAAACGAAGCAGTTATGGAATGGGTTCGTTTACATCATGAATCAGCAACAGGTAGAGATGGATATTCTTCATTTTATAAAAAAGAAATACGTTTACACCAATTATCACCATTAGGCGAAGTAATTGAAGAATGGATCTTAAAAGGTGCATTTATTACTAGTGCAGGATTTGGAACATATGATTGGTCAAGCGATGCAGTACAAGAAATTGAATTAACTATTCAATTTGATTGGGCATTCTTAAACTTCTAATATCATTAATGAAATGGGGGCTTTTGCTCCCATTTTTCTTGTTCTATCATATTTATAATAAAGGTTATATAAGGAAACTATGAGTACACATACTACAAAAATCAATCCAAATGTTATTGATATTGCAAAACAACGTTATGAATCCAAACAACGAGGTAAGCTGCCAACAATTATTGCATCATTAGCAAGTGGCGGAAAAATTTATCCAGAAACATCCCCGTTACGTAGCGGCAAAATTGAAATGCGATACATGACTGCATATGATGAGGATATTTTAACAAACGCTACATATATGCGTGAAGGTGTGTTGTTTGATAAATTATTACAAGCAATCATTGTTTCAGATGTTGATGTTAATGAAATTTCTACATATGATAAAAATGGTTTAATTATCAATGCTCGAGTATTATCATATGGCTCAGAATATCCAGTACAAGTCACTGATCCAAACACAAAAACAAAATTAGAACGCGTTATAGATTTAACTAAAATTAAATTTCGTACGTTTGATATAGAATCTGATGTCAACGGCGAAATTGATTATAAAGTTGGCGATATTACATTGAAATTTTCATATAATAACAATTTAGATTTAACTAATACAACTGTTTCTAAAATGTTAGAGTTAGTTATCAAACAAGTTGATCAATCTAGATCTAAAACTGATATTGAAAATTTTATACGCTATGAATTTTTAGCTAAAGATGCAAAAGATTTTCGTCAATATTACATACAAAATATCCCGGGTTTAGATTTAACATGCGAATTTGAAGGTGACAAAGGAGGCACCTTCGAAGCTGGGTTTCAACTTGGAGCAGACCTTTTTTGGTTTTAAACCAGAAGATCGAGTTGCATTTCATGACAACATATTCAATTTAATTTGGCACGGTGAAGGTCGATGGGACTGGGATACTATATATGAACTGCCTATCTTCTTAAGACGACATTGGACGAAACGAATCAATAAAATAATAGAAGAGCGTAATGAATATCAAAATCGAGTAGCAGAAGAACGTAAACGCGGAAAAAAATCTAAATCTACAATCACTCCTCCGATGGCGCTAAAATCTAGATCGTAAATATTTATATAAAAGTATTTATGACTCAACAACAACTTATATGGCGACTTAAACAACAACCAAGACAATCGAATTGGCTAGATGACTTTGGTCGGGGTATTGCTGCTACTACAGATGCGTTAGGTGAATTTGGACGATTTTCTAGACAAGCGTTAAACGCAGCAGAAGATTTAACAAAACAACTTATTAAAACTGGTACTGAAGGGTTCAAGGGGTTAACTGAGTCATCGACTGCAATGAATATTGGTTTATCTAAAACAATAGAAATAAATCAAGTATTACAAAAAAAGTTTTTAGATGTAGCAAAAGCAGCATCATTTGTTGAAGAAAGAAATTCAATTCTTAATAAGAGTTTTGGTATATCTAGTGTCAATGCAGCTAAATTAAGTCAAAAGTTTATTGAAATGAGCAAAGCTCAACAAATAGCTGGCCAGAAAACTGCAATTTCAGGTGAAGCAATGATGGAATATGCTGGTAATATTAAAAAAATGTTACCGACATATAATCAATTAACTACAAGTAATGAATCATACTATAAAGGATTACAACAAACACAGGCTGCATTAATAACAGGAATTGGATTATCAGAAGAACAAGCTAATTCATTTACTCAATTTGCTGGAGCAAATGCAGCTAACGCAGCACAACAATTAAAAGCAACTGAGATAATGGCAAAAGCAAAACAGAAGGTATTGCAGAAGCTGGCTCAGAAATTCAATTGCAATATGGTCGCTTACCTGGATCGTTGGAACGAGCAACAATAAAAGCAGGTAGATTAGGCTTAAAATTAGAAGATTTAGCTGGGTCGGGTGAAAACTTGCTTGATATTGAAAATAGTATCGGTCAAGAATTAGAATATCAATTATTAACCGGACGTCGATTAGTTAATGATCAAAATCAAAGTTTAACTAATTTATATCGAGAAGCAACACTTCGAGGTGATGCAAATAAACAAGCTGACATATTAACTGAAATTGTTCAAAAAGAAGGTAAAACACTAGAAAATAATTTATTTGCTAGAAAACAAATGGCAGATTTATTAGGTATACAAGAAGGTCAACTTGCAAGTGCAATTCAAAAACAAAAAATTCTAGAAAAAGCCGGCGAAGCAGGAATTAGTTTGAATCTTGACGATGAAGGATCAATTGCAGAAGCTGCAGCAGCGCTAAAAAAAGCCGGAGCATTAGATGAAAAAGAATTCGATGCTTTCATGAAAACAAATGATACTCGTACAACAGATGATTTATTGAAAGAACAATTGTCAATTGCAAATGAACAATTGATGTATACTCGGATGGATGTACAAGCTAATCGAGAAAATTTAATAAAAGCCGCAGAAAAAATGGCAAAGGCGTCCAAAGGAATGACTGATGATGAATTAAAAGGTTTAGGTCAAGCATTAACTATATTAAGTGTTCCGCAAGCCGCGGCAAAGGAAATCATTGATTCGGCTGCAACCGCAACTGTCGATGGAGCCGAATCAATCCGCGCTAAAAAGACTAACGACCTCGTTGCAACACCGACAGGATATGGCGATCGAATATTACTTGCAGGGGAAGATACATTTGCATTGAATAATGATGATACACTTGTAGCTGGAACTAATTTATTTCCGCAACAATCCACCGGAGGCAACAACACGGTAGCAAAATTAGATGAATTAATTAAAGCAATACACAACCAAACCAGAGTATTATCATCACGTGATAACACATTTGGAGCAGGAATAAATAGTGCATACTACGGATAAGGAACAATATGACTAACCCAACATTAGGTGCTGGATCACAATTTACAAAACCATTCAATATTTTTACACAACAAGAAAATTGGATTAGTTCAAATACATTAGGATACCAGAATCCAACAGAGTATGTAGGATCACAATTTCAATCACCATTTAACATATTACCAGATACTAATTTTATAAAGCGAAATCCAACATTAAAACTTCCAAACACACAACTAATAACTGCAGCGCCTTCGCAAACATTACAAACATTATTTGGACCAACAGAAGCTGAATTAGCGACGCCTAACAAAAAAGATACAAAATATGCTAATCAATTCATAGGAAATCCGTCTGCAGAAAATTGGCGAATTACAAGTACGACATCATCTTTTACAAATCTAGACAATACGCGTACGTTATCAGAAGGTGCTGGCTATGCAGCTGGTATTGCCGCCGGCGCATTAGGATTTCCACAAATTGGACAAAGTGCACAAAATGTATTCAACTTTCATTCTGGAGATTTAACTGGTCGTTATTTTACATTGCCGTTTGATCAACTAACAAACAAAATTAATTTGAACAGCGGCGCAGTTAGCCTTGTAAATTCTATTGGTAGTTTATCCCCTTATTCAGATTTTCGAGCTAAAAAAGTTGCAAGTGCATTCGCAAATACAACTGCAAATATTGCTGCAAGACTTGCTACAGCAGTAACAAATGCTAGAAAAGATGGGGCATCAGCTGCATTTCGATCTGCAAACTTTAGTGGACGAGCAGCAGCGTATGCTGGTGCAGCAGTATCACCTGCAGGAGCATATACGTTATTCAATTTAAATGGTGTAGGTGAATATGGGTATGGGTATGGTGATCATGATTCAAATTATGCATTGCGATCTGATTTCACATTGAGAAGTGAAGTTGCAACAACATGGAAATTTGGAAAAAAAGCAACAGATACAACAAAAGCTGTGACAGGCAAATTTTATAAAACACGTAACAGAATAGAATCAGTAACACCTTTCCGAGGTGATAAAGTTACTGTAATTGATTTCGGACGTCGTCTATTAAAAAATGCATATCAATGGAAGCCATCTAGAAGTGAAAAAGATACAGTAAATAAAACAAACTTAACAAAAGATTTTATTAAATTTTTCTTGACAGGTCCATCATTAACTGCAAATAAAATGGGGTCTGACGATGAAGCGGATGTAGATGATATCATTGTATTCCGAGCTATATTAACTAGTTTAAGTGATTCATTTTCACCGAATTGGTCTGAGGTTAAAATGATTGGTCGAGCAGATCCTAATTATCAATATAGCGGATATGCTAGATCATTAAGTATAGGCTTCGATGTTGTTATAACAGATCGCGATGAAATAAAACCTGTATGGAGAAAATTAAATGCATTAGCAGGATATTGTGCACCGACATATGATCCAACAACAATTGCATTAACAGCACCATGGATGCGTATCACATTGGGTGATTTATTTCATCAAACGCCGGTTGTGATGACATCATTAGGTTATACATATGATCTAGATCATTCATGGGAAATTAACATTGAAGGCGATAAAGAAATGTTTGAAACACCACTAACTTTAGACAAGGCGGAGCAACATTAAACCCCGCGACACCTACTACTGCAGAAACTTTTGAACAACGCGTAGACAAGTTAACTGCATTTACACTACCAGAAGTAGATGGTACTGACGAAGGTTGGCCGTTGCCACAATGATAAATAGAAAGATAAAAAATGTCAAGTAGATACACAACATCAACAATATTAAAAAATGAAAAAGGCAAACAACGATTATCTACATCGATAACTCCAGTTGTTACATTATCTTCTAATGATATATACATACAAACAACATCACCGGAACGATTGGATAGATTAGCAAATAACTTTTATCAAGATGCAACAATGTGGTGGGTTATCGCCGCAGCAAATGGAATAGGTAAAGGGACATTGATGATACCAGCTAATACTAGATTAAGAATTCCAGATAAAATGATTGTACAACAAGTTATAGATGATATAAACAGGTCAAGATGAACATATTTTATTCACAAGTAGACGGCGCCGTTCAAACAGAATTAAATGCCCGAGGTAACTCAGGTAAAAATCGCACATCTCGCGATATTGATTTTATGGTAGGTAAACTAGCAAATGTGCAAATATCTGCATATAACTCGGGTTCTGCTGATCCACAAAATTTAATTGCAGAGCCATATGGAACTTTAGGTGGTACGAAGCTAACTACTGGTAGGTATATGCCGAGCGGCGAAGGCGGATTTTTAACAGAGCCAACATACATAGTAACATCGATTGACACTAACAAAGCAGGGCAAGCAGTTCTCAAACAAGACAAAAAAACAGATACATCACGTAGAATTGGACCATATATAACACAAGTTTCAATTGACATCGGAGACCATTCCATGGGTTTATTAAACAAAGCAACGTTTAATATTACTATATCAAATCCTACCAGAGATTTAGATGGCATTGAAAATACATGGTTCTATCCAGGTCGATATGTTAAATTAGAAATTGTACACCCGGAGACTGCAATTATCTCTGGTATTGATAATCGATTATCTACAGAATCACTTTTCGGATCATTATCACAAGAAGATTATGATGGTAAACTGAAGAAAATGTATCCGAGTTTAGTAAATGAATTAGACAAATTTAAAAATGAAATACGACAGTTAAATTTATTTAGTTTTCAAGGCTTAGTAACATCATTTGACTTTTCATATACAGAAGATGGTACAGTTGAAGCAACAATTTCATTGACTGGTACTAGTAATACATATACCGATGTATCCATGTTAATGAATCCAGAAACAAAAACAGTAACGCCAAAAGATGTAAATTATACATTTGCAACATCATCGACAGCTGAATTATCTGAACAAAAAATCGACACGGGTTCTATTGAATTTTATGGACAGTTATACCATCAATTTGAAAAAGTACGAAATCAATATAAATTAGATGAAAATATAACAAATGATCCGCCAGTTTTAATTCCATTTCCCCCGCCTCCGCCTCCCCCTAATGATAAACGTACGCCTGATCCTAAGGAAAAACGTGATGATAGTTTTATATTATACGGTCAAATGTATCCAAACACAATAACATGGCCGAATTATCCTGCATTTGTATTAGATGCTAGTTCGTCATTAAATCAAGCTTCACAACAACAAGAATATGACAAGAAAAAAACTGCATATGATAAACGAAATCAATCATTTACAACTACGCAACGTTATGTAACATTAGGCGGATTAATACAATTTGTTAATACATACATTACTAAAAAATTAAAAGATTCAGCTGTTACATCAACTATCGTGTGTGATGATCTACTTTGTTTTAGTAATTATTATCAATCATTAACATCATGTGTACCAGATCAAATTTTATTATTGCCAGTAAATACCCCAAAATACGGATTCAATGTTTATCCAACTAGCGATACAGACGCATTAATCTTCTATCCAACAGTAGTACAAAAAATGGCTTCTAAGACAAATATACCTCAATGGCCTGGCGTATATTCAACAACTGCTAATCAAGAAAAAATATATCCAAGTCGTATCTTTTTAAATTTAGAATATATTCAACAAGTTTTAAATGCATTGAGTGAAACTAATACTAAACAATTTACATTGAAAACGTTTCTTGCAAATATCAGCGCTAGAATTTCATATGCAACAGGCGGTGCAATCGATTTAAAACTAGTTACCGATAACACAAATACGAATATATTGAATTTTATGGATACAAAATATTTAAAATCTATAGATCCTACAAAAAAGGTAGAACCATATTCAGTACCAATGTTAGCTAATCATGAAAATGGAACTATAGTTCGAGCATTTACATTTCAAGCTAAATTACCAGCAAATGTTAAAAATTTATCATATGTATTAAATTCCGGAACCAATGTATCGGAATCTGAAATTGCTCCGTATTTAAATTTCATGTATAATTCAAAAGATGTGGGTGCTATAAATGCTGCAAAATTAAAATACAAAGAAAAACATCAAACAGTACTGAAAAATTTAACTGAAGCAAAGACATCATATGGATTAATTCCATTTTCACAAGAAAACACTACTAAATTGTATAAAGCATTAGTTGAATATGTTAAATTTCCATATGATGATATTATGCAATCTCAACAAATGACTGCTCCTGTATTTCCATTCGATGTTGATTTTGAAATTGATGGAATTAACGGATTGCGTTATGGCGACGTATTAACATTCGACGGTTTACCAGAAAAATATAAAAACAATACAGTATTTAGTATAATTGGTATTACTCATGATGTTAGTACAGATGGGGTATGGACAACTAAAATTAAATGTATAATGCGACCAAATATAGGATAACATGGCAAGATTAAAACTATATTATCCAGTTGATGAAATAACGCCGAATTTATATACGTCGGGCCAACAATGGATGACTACTGATAATAAAGAATATGTTGGAGTATATCATTCATATACAACCGGTGAGGTGTATACTGATGCTATATGGAATATAAAAACTTCAGTAGCATTAATACCATATAAAGAGCAAACAGTAGAAGAACAAAAAAATGTAGTATATCAACAATTGAAATCAGATTTAAAATTGAATTATTCTTCACCAACAGCAGTACCAGTACAAATAAGAAAAACTGATATATACGCCGGCAATATTCAACGTTATTTTATCAAAAAATACAATGAAGTCCCTGTAATAGAGATAGATAAATATCAATATGATTTATGGCAAAACGATGTAATTGATTCAAAAATGTACAATGTTACTAAATTAACATGGTATATGACTGGTAATATTTCCGATACATATATTAATGGTGTTTTGGTAGAAGGTGTTGCTACAAAAAATAAAAAACAAATAGCATTCGCATCAGTAAGAATACCAGAATTGCAAAACGTATTAACAAACTATATTGAATACTATTCAGATGGATCATTCATTGTTCCTATCGACATAAATGGGTTGGATTCCTGATAAATTTTTCATATTATATCCATAATGATAGTGGATAGTGTCGAAGAAGTACATGGGTTGTTGCGATGCATAGAAAATCGCAAAACATTGATTGTACCTATACTGGCCAGTCCCGCAGTGCACGTATCTTGCAATCCATTGGTTGCATTGTATGTTTATACAGAAGATGATGTAGAACGCATAGTACCAATTCGTCATACTGAACAAGTACAAGGGTTTCCTGAGCTTGTAAGTGCTTTTATGCAGTTGGAGAATATCTTTGTTCATGACAAGAAGCAGTGGCTTCAAATAGGAGGTAATGGTGCTGTATGGGATGTTAAAACATTGTGGTGGTATACATATGGAGAATCATATGATGAATCTCATTATTTTATGCCAGCACATCAATTTTATTGGAGACGACATTCTTCATTAGAAACAGTTAATGCAATTGTTCCAATACAACAACATTTAGCAATGTGTCAAAAGATTCGTCACTATGCTTGGCCAATGTGTATGAATGCAGAAATGTCAGAATCGTATTTAAAATTCAATGCATTGTATCCGCAAGTATTTGCAATGATTGAAACGGTAGGTTTGCAAGTAACAGAAGAATTTAGAATGCCTGAGTTAATTAAAGATGGGCGAGTGTATTCGCAGTATAATTATCATACAATGACAGGTCGACCTAGTAATGCATATCGAGGATTCAACTTTGCTGCAATGAACAAAGAAGATGGAACAAGAGCAGCATTTTGCAGTAGGTTTGCAGATGGCGCATTAGTTGAAATGGATTTTGATTCATATCACGTTAGATTGATTGCACGGTTAATTGGTTATGATTTACCAACATCATCTATACATGATTATTTAGGTAGATTTTATTTTGGAACTGATGAATTAACGGATGAACAACGAGATGAAAGCAAACAAATAACATTTCGATTGTTGTATGGTGGTATTGATTCAGAATTTTTATCAATTCCATTCTTTCAACGGGTAAATACATTTGTATATGATCTTTGGGCAAAATGGAAAGCAAAAGGACGTATTGAAACGCCTATATTGAAACGACCTATTACCAAGGATATGGTAAAAAATATGACAGCAAATAAATTGTTTAATTACTATTTGCAAGCAACAGAAACAGAAGTATCCGTACAAAAGTTACAACGGGTGCAAAACATATTAAAAGAATGCGAAACAGTTATGATACTTTATACATATGATTCAGTATTATTTGATGTACCTGTAACTGAAGCAAAAGAATTGCTACCTAATATCAAAGAAGTATTAGAGCAAGGCAACTTTCCGGTAAAATGTAAAGTTGGCAATATTTATGATAAAATAAAAACTATATCTTTATGAACATTGATTTAATTTTAACAGAGTGGTGTTTTCGATTGCCTAAGGGGTATCCAACATGTGCTAAAGATTATGAAGTACTATACAATGTATTAATAGAAACTTCAAACATTACACCGGAGCATGCTCGTCAAATTGTAGAACGTGCAAAAGGCAACGTTAAAGATCATATCAATGAAGCACTCGAAATTGGCTCTATAGAAAATCAATTTTTGTCAAAAGCTATACAAGAAGCTAGCAAAGAAAATGAACTTGCTAAGTTTTTAAGTTTATTGCCAGTTGCTGCTGAGATTCCTACTTTAAAATTTTTAAATAATTTATCATACGAAGAAGCTCAACAATTTGCAAATTTATTATATTCAGAAACTGAAGTAAGTGAACGACTTTTGAATACAATAAATTTTAATTCTGGGTTACCTGGTCGCTTGTTTGAACTACGCCCAATAGGTTTAGGAAAAGGCGAAATACTTTTAACAACTCTAATTCAAGATTCATTTATACAAGGTGGGAATGTTTCATATGATTTAAATGTTAATGGCAAAAAATATGAAGTAAAGGATTATAGTAATCCAGATAAACCAAATGCATCAATTCGTTTAGGAACAAAAGGTACAATAACAAGATATCGATATTGGGATGAAATTACCACAACATTTCAACGTTTATCTCAATTACGAGGCATTGATTCTCCTAAGTTTGATTTAGATAAATTATTACCTGAGCCGTTGTTAGTAGCAATACGATATTTAGAAGACCGCCGTCATGTTATTCTGGCTGGAAATTTAGGCATGAAAGATAAAAAATATTTAGATATGTTTTATCAAGAAGCAAATAAATTACAATCTGAAATTAAAGGTTATACAAATGTAATTTTAAGAGGGCCAAATGCAGTTCCGATTGAAATGTCAATTGAACCTATAGAAGATGCATCTGGCGCCGCATTCGTTATACGCCCAGTGCGAAATGAAAGCCAAAATTTAACATATGTTAATACCGAATTGCGCCGATTAAAATATGTTAGAAACCCATTAGAATTAGATCAGGATATGGATGCTGCGGTACAAGCTATTATTGCTGATGTAACATTCATAGTATTCCGTCCTACTCGAATAAATGTTACACAAGATTTACGTTATGTGGTAACCGATTCAGGTAAAGTACGTATTATAGAAAAAACCGTCACTCCAGATGATACTGAAGATATCGAAGAATCCATTGAGGAACAATATTGAAAACACAATTACTTTGCACAT